ACTCGACGTGAGAAAACACAAGGATACGGCATTACCTATATTTGGCGGCACGGAGGGGGCCATCAGTGCCCAACCAAGTCTCACGTCACTCCGTGTCGCTGATGAATTGATCGACAAGAAAGCCAAGAGACGTGCCTACTACGCAAAGAACCGAGAGAAGATTCTCGCTCAAAGGACCGCCAGGTATGCAGCAAATCCCGAGAAGCTCATCGCTCGCCAGAAAGCATACAACGATACACACAAGGAAGAGGTACATGCCTATCAAGTGGCATATCGAGCGTCTCACAAGGAACAGCGCCACGCATACTACGCCGCTCATCTGCCAGAAAACGCAGCATATGCGTCAGTACGAAGAGCTAGGATAGCTGGCTCAATCATCGGTGATCGCGCAGAGATTGCTGAGATTTATCGCAAGGCGAAGGAAGATCCTAAAGTGCGATGCTATATCTGCAACAAGATGATTCGTATGGGTGACAGGCATGTAGATCACATTTTCCCAGTTAGCAAAGGATTCCCAACAAGGCCATCTAATTTAGCAATCGCGTGCAGCAGATGCAATCGGGCAAAAGGCGCGAAGCATCCTAACGAACTAGGAATGCTGATATGATAGATGAGTAGGCTATTGACATAAGAGGCAGAATGCTGTAGGTTGTAGTCGAGCAAGTATACGAAGGCTCCTGGCGAACAAAACGTTCGTCGAGGAGTCTCTTTGTTTTTCAGGAGGGCAAGATGGCGGATACAGCGACGTCTACACCAGTAGAATCAGGCGACAACATATCTAATCAGCAGTCAGGAAAACCTCGAGCGATGTTGTCGACATTCGTTGCCAACGATACCGATTTCCATTTCATGGAAGTCGATATGAGCGTGAATGGTGGATTGACTTATGGTGCAACGAATCCCAGCAACCAGATCCTGACGATCACTCTCTACGGAGCATTCGAATCCGGCGTTGATCCAGCAGGAGCAGCAGCATTCCCAATCGATATTACTGGATTCACTGTTCCTGCGGGTGAATCAGAGTACACGACCACAACCGATAAATTCCCATTTTATCTCATCAGATGCACATTCGCTGTGGTTCCTGACGGCAAAACAGTGACGATCAAGACTTGCAGTTGGGAAACGAACTAGGGAGGAGACATGGCGGGATTCGGAGCGGTAGGTAAATCGGCACAGAATCTAGGGTTTCTCATGGCGACTGCCGATGCGTCGCTTCTTCACGTTATTGACGACAGCGCGATGGCACAGCTATTAGCAATCGGTGGAGACGCATCTGACTTCGACGACACGACCGACTCTCTTGAAGCAATCTCCAACGCGATCTCTGCTATTCCTGGCGGAACGTGTGATGCCTTCCTAGCGTCTGTAGGCGGTCTCCTTACCACAGCAGCGGCAACAGGGGCTGTAGGTGTAGGTACGACGCTAATGGGCTATGAGAAGCAGATAGTAACCGCCATCCTCGATGGAACGTATGGCCTCTCTGCACTACAGGTTGATATATCGGGAATACCGACAACGATGGTAGGCACGAACTCATCCTTCCTGGAATCGGTCGGCGGTCTTCTGACCACAGTGGCAGCGACGGGGGCTGTCGACACCGCAACTCCAATGATGGGATATATGAAGCAGGTCGTAAACTTCACAGAGAGCGGCGGGGCTACGAATGTTCCGCAGTTTGTAGGCACTCTAGCGTATGCTGATGCTTCTGCTTCTGACGATACTGGTAGCGGATTGACTCCAAGCGCACCTAAGAAGACTATTGCTGCTGCTCAGGTAGTCGCAGGGATTGGTGGGGCTGTAACGATCAAGGCAGGAACCTACGCAGAAGACGTAGCGATGAGTTACGCCGCGCAGGAGCTATGGCCTGAGATTGGGACTGTATTCGATGGCACTGGTCCGTGTATCACGATCTCTGCTGCAAACTGCAAACTTGGGCGACCTGGAGATAGATTCCAGATCACACCGGCAGCAGATCAGATTGGCGTTGTTACTACAGCCGCAGGTACTGGCTCATTCATCAATGGCGCGATGGTAGTTGGGTCGGCAAGTGCCGGAGGATTTGACATCAATGGCTCAGGTGCTGAGTTGCATTGGTGCCGTGCTACTGGCATGAAGGCAGGCGCTAAGGCTTTCGATTCAAGCGTGTCGCAGTTCAAATGGATAAACTGTTCAACGACAGGGAATACGACCTCTTACGGTTTCTATGCAGGTGGTGCGACGATCTCAAGAGGGCTTATACTCAATTGCACATCTGTTGGGCATCAGACATCCGGCTTCTACTTGGACACAGGCGTATCGCTTATAACAGTAAACGACTGTTCATCAGGTGGAGGCGACGGTGGTAAAGTAGACAGCGGAACGAACAACATGTGGGGCAACTTCGTTGATCGACTTAACGACGAACACCATGAGCATATCTATCCTCGATGCACTGGGCAGGGCGCGGCTGGCAATCCAATATCTGTGGCGAATGCCACCACTGACGGTGCAGGTGGAACCCGCGACGATCAGGACTATTGGGGAGATGTTGCGACGATCATCCCCATGTCAACTATTACAACTATCTGGAACGCAGTTGGCGTATACATCCATGCGAATACAGCATCAGACATTCAACAGTGGGACATATTCTTCCCAAGGACAGCTTACAGCTCTGCTCAGAATGGCGGTAACGATTGGGACGAGAACGAAACTGCGTTGACTGTTGCCGATGGCACAATATTTGAAGACGGCGACTTCGTTTGGATCACTGGCACTGACAGAGCGGCTGGCGAGATCGTGAAGGTCAGCGGAGCTCCTGCTGGCAATGTCGTGACTATTGCGAGAGAGACTACCGCAGACGCAGAGGCTGGATTGCGGTACAACTACGATGGCACTCCTGGTGCTAACACCATGTACGTTGCGAGTCGTCCTGGTACTCCTTCTCTGCACAGGATCGAAGGCGACTTCAGCGCGGCGACGACAAGGGATATGAAGGCATACCGATGGCACGAGGCAAGAGAGATGCCTCCGAATACAGGAATGATTATGCGTATGCTAAATGCTACTGATGGTGGCGCAAGTTCGTTCGACACACGCGCCATCTACGAAGACTAAGCATAGGAGGTGCCTGTGAAGGCGACAGCGCACACACAATGGCAAGTCATGAAAGAACGACTGGTGAAAGTGTGGAAGCGGATCAAAGCATGGGTACTGAAGATACTGAACGCAATTGCAAACGTTGAATTTTGAAGAGGTGAACATGACTGAGAACTTGACGGAGACTGTGGCAGAGAGCATGACGGCGCATATCTTCCATGAGCAGATTCAGCTTATGAAAGACACGCTCGACCGCGGACTGATGATATATCAGGGAGATAAGACCAATCGCGGGTACAGGCACTACAAGCAGGAGACGATGAGAACGTTCCATGCGTTCATCGACGCCTTCTGGGGAACACTGCTCAAGGATGGATTGGTAGAGGTATGCCAGTGCGGGGCGCCCACGCGACGGTGGAGCGAATGCCCGTGCTGCGGCGGTTCAGGGTTCAAGGTAGTAGAGGAGGACTCTAGTGGGCTTCATGAAAGCACTGGATAGGGCATTAGGCACCCCCGTCAAAGAAGCGGCGGAGATGACCCCCAGCCGATTAGTTAGCCAGGAGCGCCCGAGCTACAACGACGGGCGCGTTACTCGTCCTGCTGGCCTCCAGAATATCTTCAACGCTTTCAAAGAGGATCCTGCTGTCTTTACCGCGATTGAGAGAATTGGTGCGTCGATCGCAGACATCCCTCTTATCATGATCGAAGCGGAACAGGCAAAGGAAGATCGCAAGTTCGTCAGCGCACGCCACTTCCACGCAGCGTCACGGTCTAAGACCTACGCTGGCGTGATGGAGAAATGGGCGTCGATCGAAGGCGGACGAGTGATCAGGCAAGATCCTATTCTCGACATGCTGGCGAATCCCTGTCCCTCTGCCGGTGTGTCGGGAAACCTCATGAAGCGTGCCATTGTCGCGTACATGGAGCTTACTGGCATGGCCTACGTCGAGAAGCTCTACGATCCCAAGGACGATAAGAAGGTCACTGGCCTCTGGCCGTTGATCAACCCTCTCAAGATGCAGGTTATTGCTGGAAAGACACGGCTCATTGATGGGTACGTGTGGAATGGTTCGAGAGGCGCTGTCGTTTTCAAACCAGAAGATATGATTTACTTCCGCAGCTTCAATCCAGATACCCCGTACTACGGCTACTCACCAACGCAGGTACTGCGCGTAGTCATCGGTACTGATCTCAAGGCCCTGAACTGGAATGCTGTGTTCTTTGCCAATTCCGCTAGGCCAGAAGGCATCTTATCATCCGATCAATACCTCAACGATGGGGATGTAGAGATGATCATGCAGACCTGGGATGACAACCACAGGGGAGAGGAAAACCAGAGCAGACCTGCTGTTATGGGAAAAGGCATGAAATGGCTTCCAACTGGATCTAGCCACCGTGATATGGATTTCCCGTCTCTACGTCGTTACAGCAAGGAAGAGATCCTTGGATCATACGGAGTTCCTCCTATAGTTGCAGGGGATTATACTGATGCTAACCGGGCGTCTTCTGAGATAATGTACCGATTATACTATGAAAATGGCATACTCCCTCGATGCGACGTGATGGAAGACTTCTGGAATACCGCATTGATGGAGCCAGGGAGCGGCAAGCGCATTGTCTACGATCTCGGAGCTATCGAAGCATTGAAAGGAGACGTCCTCGAGATGGCCAAGGTGTCGGCCAGGGTGAAAGAGGAATTCTCAGTCAACGAACGAAGGGTCTTCCTTTGGAATCTTCCGATTATCAAGGGGAACGACGGTAATGCTCTGTGGGATCCGAAGCGAGAGGAAATCATTGGATACGCTCCGATTCCATCAGAGGTTGCAAGCGAGAATCAATTGACGGCTGGTGATGGAACAACTGGTGGACCTGAATAATGGGCGCGGATCTCACAAACCTTGTGAATGCACAGGACATGAAGAGCAGACGGATAGCGGACAAGAAGGACATATTGCTATTACAGCATAAGGTAGGTGGGTAGGATGGCAACAGCACTAGATAGCGCAGATTATCGAGTTTGGTGGGTAGCTTCGGACTGCACGACAGTAATCGGTGGGATCACCGATGCTGGAGTATTGGAGACGTTAGCTGGGTTTAATATAGACGTCGATTTTTCAACTGGCAAGGCGATAACAATCGACATAGACGTCCCATTGGCGGCTGACAATTATGTCTATGGGATCGACAGTGACCTGCAGCAAACGTCGGCCTATGCAGCCGGTACATGGTCTACTAGCGGTGGCATGATCGGTATTCGATCAGACGTAAGGGTCGACTATAAAATTACCGATGCTTATGCAGGCTACTTCAACGTATTGATTGACCCTGCGGCGACATGCACGGTAAACGACATGTTCGGTCTATTCGCGCAAGCTCAGTTGATCGGGCCATTTACAGCCGGTTCTGCTGGGAGTCAAATTGCGGCATTGCGTGGAAGCATTACGAACTCGTGTACAGGGACATACGACGGTCAGGTATTTGCGTTGTCTCTGGACTACGGTTCTGACATCAACTACGGCAGCACGACTGCGTTGATCTACATGTGGACTCATGGGAACGCATATTGCGACCATGGGATCTACCTGCAGAACTGGTCTCCGTATATGCAGACAGGCATGACGCTGACGGAGTACAACACGACTTCATCGATGCTTGTTGGAATTGACATTGACGTAAACGCTATTGGCGCAGATGTCAACTACTTCGGTATCGACAACGATCTAACCCAGCGTAATGTCGCTGCGGGCGGATATCTAAGCCGTGGAAACTTGATCGGTGCTGCTAACTCTGTTACTTCGATTGGGAATATCGATGCTGTATATGCTACATACTCCTCTTCGACGCTTACGATGGCAGCAGATACTGAGTCTAACCAGCTATACGGCGGAATCTTTGCGTCTAATGTTGCTGGTGCTTTCACACTGACACTCCATGACGGAGTGATGGGTGCTCAGTTTGCCGTCGAAATCGATTCTGGTGTAACTGACGTTACTGGCGGAATTATTGCAGCGGGGTTCTTCTTCCCGAATGCACAGAAGGCTCTTACATCGATCGTATATGGTGGCTACTTCAAGTGTACGAACTACACTGACTACGGCGTAGCTGTCATCGTGGAGAGCAACAACATCTCTGCCGGTGTGCAGATTCGCACAAAGGATTCGGCTGTATTGCCGATTGGGTTGCAGATCACATCGACGTCTGGATCCGTTACGAAGGAGATTGAGCTTACGAGCGGAGTTGGCATCTACACAGGCACAGCAGATCCTAACGGTTCTCTTTCTGGAGTGGATGGCGATATGTATCTTCGCACAGGCACATCCACGGCAAACACGACGCTTTACGTGTGCCAAGGCACGACCAACTGGTCTGCGCTTGGGACTGGCTAGTAACTAACGGGAGGGGCTTCGGCCTCTCCCTCTATTTGATTGACGCGGCATAGGGCCGCACGAAAGAGAGCAGCAAAGGAGCACAGCATGACAATGAAAGTGACGTTGACAGATGCACAGCGGATCCAGGCAGCGGCGGCGAAGTTTGTAGGGATTGACCTTCCGGTTAAGACCTCGTACTTGCTGGCGCGAACTGTTTTGGAGATCACGACGCATCTACAAGCATTCCAAGAAACGCGAACGAAATTTGCGAAGAAATACTGTGCCCTGGATGAGAAAGGGGATCCGAAGTCCGAACCGATTGAAGGCGCTCCTGGTCAGGCGAAGCTGTCGTTTAAGACGCCGGCTGACGAAGAAGCATTCGTGGAGAAGATCTCTAAGCTCGGTGAGGAAGAAGTGGAGCTTACGCTCAGGAACAAGCTGGCTCTTACAGCGTTTGACGATCCGAACACGGAAGACAAGACAGTCATTCCGTGGGATCTGTTGGGCGGCTTGATGCCGATTCTTGAAGACATAGAGGAGTAAGGAATGAAACGAATATGTCCGACCTGCGGAATGGTACAAACAAATCAAACGGATGTTTGTCCGAGATGTAAAAAGAAGACCGTTTCCAAAGGTCGGCGTATCGTTCAGAAGGGATTAGCTAAAGGGAGGGCGCAGTAATGGATAGGAAGGCACTAACAGTAACCGAGATTGCGGTGAAGGGAGAGGACGGGCATGTAGTTCTCGACCGCGGCGAGATCACGACTCTGTTGAAAGAAGGGAACGTTGCATCGATGTTCAAGTACGCATTGCATGAACGATCTCTGCCAGAGTCCATAGGAGAGCCGGAGAGGGTGTTTAATGTCGGCGCCCAGGGTGGAGTGCTGTTAGACACGCGCCCGAAGGCCGAATCGGTAATCTCGTCTTCCTCTCCAGATCGTGACGGTGACGTCATGTGGCAATCAGGCATGGTCATCACGACCAACTACGAGAACAACCCGACTGTGTTTGGTCAGCACGATCACGATATCCCGGTGGGATTTACTGAAGTGATCAAGCAATACAGGGATCTAAGTTGGGCTCAGTGGCAATGGCTCAACGATGTGGAACAGTCGCTAGGGAAAGATTACTACGAGATGTGGGTTAAGCATGTGCTTAACTGCGTCTCTGTTGGCTTCATGATCAACGAGTGGGCGCCTCTTGACAAAGGCGACA